GATTCTGAACCATCTGCAAACTCTGTAAAATTAACTCCTCCTAAGAAAACTCCTTATTCTGTTATCAGAGAATTTTGTCCTAAAACAATATCAGTAGAAACATTTTCAAAGAAAAATAAGAAAAACAATACTAACGAAGATAATAAATCGTTATCTGTTAGTGATGTGTCATCAACAAATAAAGCAACTGGAACTGCTGGTTATTTCTTTTTTCAAACTAGAAAGGGTTTTACATTTAAATCAATTGATTCACTCATATCTGTAGAACCAGAAGAAATTTATAATTATTCTCCTGGTAGAACTGATTACGAAAGTCTGAATAAAATTCAAGAAGTTCAATTTGGTGGAGAAATTGATATGATGAAAAAGATGCGAGAAGGTGCATATTCCTCAATTGTTTGTTTTTTTAACATAAATACTGGAAAGTACGAGGAGTATGTTTATTCTTTAAAAGATACTTGGGATGATATGCTTCACCTTGGAAGTCAAACAAAACTTCCATCTGGACAAACTTCATTATCTCAAAATCCTACAAGAGTAATGTCAACCATTGTTAATCATGAAAATTGGTATAATGGAACTGGTATTGCTTCAAATGAAGACAGTGATCTAGGCGATCAGGGAGTTGTAAATGTTTTTTCTGATATGCAGAAACAATATCTTTCTCAAGGTATTGCTAGAACAGGAATTATGTTTAATCAGGAGTTAATTATTTCTTTAACTGGACATTTAGAATTATGTGCAGGAGATACTATAGAAATAAGGATTCCAAACCAAGTGCCAGATATGATTAGAGAGGATGATATATGGGATCCAGAACATAGTGGAACCTATTTGATCAAGACAGTTAATCAACAGATTGACATATCAGATCAGAATGTATATACTGTACTTGAATTAATCCGTGACTCATACGGTATTAAATCTAAAGAAAGTAACGTAAGTTAGGAGAAAATATGGAATCTATTGAAAAACATATAGAAAAAGACAAAGAAATCCTTCAGGATCCAACAACTAATCCGCAAATGCGTCGTCATGTAGAAGAAGAACTACATGAATTAGAACTCTACGCTAAAAATCACAAGAAAGACATTGCAGGAGGAGACCATCATGACCCTACTGCACTAGAACTTTTTTGTGAGATGGAACCTGATGCTGATGAATGTAGAGTGTACGAAGACTAATTAACATGGATGCGATGAGCGGGTTATATCCAATAAACCAGATCGGAGGAGATGGATTCAACTGGTGGATTGGACAAATTGAATCTGATAAGAAAGGTGACTTTAAACAATCTGGTCGTTATAGAGTCAGAATTGTTGGTCGTCATCCTTCTTCATGTGATGCAGTAGCATCTGATGATTTGGGATGGGCAATTACAATGATGCCTGTAACATCCCCGCACACGCCAGGTGGATCTACATCAGTTTCTGATCAATTAGGACCAGGAGTATGGGTAATAGGATTTTTCCTTGACCCTGAAAAACAACAACCTGTAATTATGGGATCTGTCGGTAGAGTTGCTAACTCTACTAATGAGGAACCTGCTCAAGACCCTACGCCAGGTGAATCTGGTTGCAAAGAGTTTATTACTTTTGTTTCTGATGATAATAAAATTCCATTTGATCAAGATGATGATTCTACAGCAAAACCAACTCCTCAAGAAGCTGGTCATGCTATAACAGGTGCTCAAATTAAAGATGACACAACAGTAATTTCTTCAGGTGTTAACAATTTTTTAAAAGCAAAATATGCTCCTAACACTGAAAGCAATCCTGGTGGGATAGAATGGTGCGTAGAAATTGCTGATAAGTGTGGAAAAGAAACAGATTTAAAAAATACTTTTACTAGATTATTTTCTGAGATGCTTTACGAAACTCAGAGAAATGATGGTAAATTGGGAAGTTATCTGGTAGGAGAATTATCGGGTGGGTTATATGATGCTTCATCTATTGGTAGAAAATATGTCAATAAAGCAATTAGAGTTATTAGGACTTTTGTTGCATCAGTTAAGGGATTTGTATTAGAAAAATTAAAAGCAGGCATCAAAGATTTAATTAACTTCCTCCTATATCCATCAGAAACAGGTAATTCACTATCTGGTATTACTCTATTCTTTAACAATATTTTAAATGCTGTTGGTTGTCAGATGGCAGACCTAGGCGACCGACTTGCTAAGTTCCTTGAAGATCTTATTTTTGGATATCTTTTTAATATCTACAAAGCTGCAGCATGTCAGGTAGATCAGTTTGTAGAAGGTGTTCTTAACAAAATCCAATCATTAATGAATGAATTGTTAGAAACAGTTTTAGGACCATTGCAAGATATTTTAGGGTTAGCTGCTTCTGCTATTAATATTATTGGTGATGCAATCAATTATGTTTTAGACTTACTTGGTATTCAGTGTAATGGACCTGGTAAATCATGTTCTAAAACTACAAAAGTTTGTACAGATTGTGGCACAGATAAACGTGAAGATTTCTTAGATGAACTACTAAAAAATATTACTGATGATCTTTTCCCAGTTACTGGTGAAGATTGGGCACAATATACATGTGAAGATGCATTTAAAGGAACTACTTTAAGACCGACTCAGATTGTTTTTGTTGGAGGAATACAAAATCCTCCTGAAATATCCAAAGCAATTAGTTATTTTTTCACAGATATAGAAGTAGTTGAGGGAGATATTGCTGAATTTGTTGTCACTAGGTCTGGCAATGTAAGTATCTCATCCAGTCTTTCCTATTATACAAGAAATGGTACAGCCATAGAAAAAGAAGACTATGAACCAGTGAATGGAATCTTGGGATTTGCACCAGGTGAAACTAGAAAGAGTATCAAAGTAAGAACTTTTGCTGACTCTGTTGATGAGGATTCTGAAAACTTTTTTATTAGATTTGAAAAAGATTCACCAGGAACTGTACAATCGTTTGCTAAAAGATATGCTGCTAAGTGTACTATAACTGAGAGTCCTATTACAACACCTAATGACCCACCACCTCCATTTGGGGAGACACCAACATCACCTCCACCACCACCGTCTTCACCTCCTGATGTTCCTACAGGTTTAGTTTCAGAAGAACCTGATGATGTTCCTGATGATGTAGTAGAAGGTGATGATACTGCAACTCCAACTTATAAAGTTGTTGCTGATAAGTCTTCAGTAAAAGAAGGGGAGTTTGTTAAATTTAATATTACAACCACTAATGTAAAATCTGGTTCTACATTATTCTATCGTTTATTTGGAACAGGAATTACTCCTAGTGATATTGTTGAAAGAAAACTATCAGGAACATTTGTGATACAAAACAATAGTGCCCAAGTTGTTATTGGAATTGCTAATGACGGTACTATTGAAAATGAAGAGACAATGACTTTTGGTATTGCAGGAACAGGAGCACAAGATAGTGTATTGATTGTATCTGACACTGCAGGATTTAGTCAAGAAGAACTTGATCAGGAAGATAATGAAGAATCAACTAATCAAGAACCAGGTAAACAACCAGAAACCCCTTCTGCAGAGTCTCCTATTACTACACCAGGCGGTGGAATTATTGATATTCCAATTGATAGACCTGGAGATCCATATCAAGAACCTCCATCTGTTATTGTAACTGGTGAGGGATCTAGAGCAACAGGTATTGCTCTACTAGATGATACTGGTCGTGTTAGTGAGATTAGGATTACAGATCCTGGCTTTGGATATAAACTCAACACTCCTCAAACTGCAAGTAGAGAGTGTATTATTGATTCTTTTACTATGTTAAGTCCTGGTAGAAAATATACATCAACACCGTTAGTGTATGTTGATGGAGATCCCTCCATTGCTGAAGCTGTGGTTGAGGATGGTAAAGTAGTTAGTGTTAGAATTAAGAATAGATCTATTACATTTGACAGATATCCTAAGGTAAACATCTTAGGTGGTGGCGGATACGGTGCTAGATTCATTCCTTCATTCTCGTGTCTTGATAGAGATGCAAGGGTTGAGGTTGGATCTGCTAAGATCGGCACTGGCAAGTATGTTGATTGCCCTTAGGAGTAAATTATGAGTGAAACTAATAGACAACAAGAATTAGCAGGAAAGAAAGATTCTAGTCCTACTACAGATAATGAATCTCAAGATTTAGAAATTGATAGGGAGATTACGGTTCTCATCAATGGCAAGAGATTTACTTTATTGGATGATGATGGCGATTTAGAAATTCGTAATAAACTTAATGGTATGGGTATCTCTATTCAACAGAATGGAGATATCATGATGTTGGCAGGAACTGGTGGTAATGGTAAAGCATGTGGTGGTAGATTCCTAGTCAATGCTAAGGGTGGAGGTATGTTTAAGTATGATGGACCTAAAATTGAGGTTGCATCTGCTAAATCAGACTCATCAACTGAAGGTGAAGGATCAACAACTACAGAAGAGTCTGGAAGAACTGGTCTTGCATCTTCTACCCTATTGTATGGTGATGGTATTACTGAATGCCATGGTCATGTAGTTATTAAAGCAACTAATATAACCCTTGAAGCTGCTGATGTATTATCTTTGGTTGGTAAAGGATCTGTTTTATTACAAGCAGGACCTAGCGGTGGTGGTAATTTACAAATCCATGCTGGACAAGTAAATGAAATAATTGATACGAAAGTCGCAGTAGTTACTGGACAAGACTCAAAGGTTATATCCGAAGAGGTAAGTTTACAATATGATCCTCGTGCATCTGTAAACGTAGTTTCGCCAGGACATTTGAATATCAAAGCAAAGGGTGATATTAGTATGGGTGCTGGTGGTATCATTGAACAAATTGCATTAGGACTTCCCCCCACACCACCTCTTGTTAAAGATAGAACTAATGCATACTCAGTTAAAGCAGTTGCTGGTCAACTGTCTATGACCTCTGCTGCACTCACAACAATTACTTCTAAAACTGGTGCAATGAATATTTCTGCACCAGCTGGTGCAACTACTATTACTGCAGGTGCTGCAGTTACTGTTGCTGCTGGAGCGGATGTTTCTATTACTGGTGCTAACGTTCGTATTGCTGGTGCATTAATTTACCTTAATTAAAAACTATGATTTTTTGGATTGGATTTTTCGTTATGTTCTTTAACGAAGGATTCGTTATGATGCGACATGTATCACCGTGGTTCTCTAAACAAAGAGATAAATTTATTGATAAGTATGGTGCAAACACATGGTATAGGTTCCATGGCACACTTGACTATACATGGATTGGACTCGTGACTATTGGATTGATAGTAAACTCTAATAGATTGATACATATAATGGCATTGATAACCTTCTGGACATTATCTTTCCTAATATTTTACTTACCACGATGGATTCGCAGATAGTCATTCTTATATACTTGATATGCTTTGTTAGTCTCTTAGGGGCAACATTTGCATTCATGTTTACTATGATGACATCAACACTTAAGGAATTTGACAAACCTAAAAAGAAAAGCAAGACCGTAATACCCGCACCTCACCCTGAAATGGAAGGAGTTAAGTATGGAGAGGAATTGCTAGTATTCAGAAGCGAAGACAATGATTTAGATGATGATTGATAAGCAAAACTTATGACAATAGTAAGATATACTCATTGTTAAACTGGCACAAGGGGGGTTCAAAAACCCCCTTTTTAGTGCTAAATTACTCTTGTAGCAAATCAGGGAACTGCCTCAATTACTCGCACGACCCACTTGACACTCTATGCGTCATGTGCTATTCTTTTCAAGCGGTCAGGAACCGTAATAAACAAACAACGAGGAATTTTAAATGTTCAAATCTGTATTCGCAGCCTCTGCTGCTCTGTCTCTTTCTGCAGGTGCTGCATTTGCAGGACCATACGTAAACGTAGAAGCAAACTCTGGATTCACAGGATCTAATTATAACGGCACAACCACCGATTTTCACG